TAAAAAGCGGGGCGCAAACGCGCCTTATCATCTTTATTTGATATAGTAATATTAGGAAAATATTTTTTTATAACATTATGCAATGCATTTATTATATGTAAATCTGTAATCATTTTTCACCCGTTTATAAATATTTTTCAAGTTCTTTTTCAGATACACCGAGTTTTTTTGACATTTGCGCCGTATGTTCTTCACAAACACTCTTATATAGTAAATCGCCTGCAAAATCTTCAACATCTTTTTCAAATTGAGATTTAAATTTAACTTGGGCGCGTAAATATATTTTTTTACCCTCAATAAATTTACCTGTTGGCTTTGTGCCTTTTCTACGCCCGCTACCTTTACTTTTATTTTCACCGCGCGCAACTTGGTTATAGCCATCTTCAATTAAATGCCCATGCGGGGCTTGGTTATACGCTTTAATAGTATATTTACCTTTTAAACCCGATTTACCAATTTTAAAACCTTTAAAATAATTACCCGTACCCTCTTTTATTTCACTTTTGGCAATACTTTTTGCAACCTCTTGTACTTTATTAGCCTCTTTTTTTAAAAACTTTTTCATTTCTTGAGGATATTTTTTTTTCATATCTTCAACTAATTGTTTATTAAAGGCGTTTAAATCTGATATATCAAAGCCGTCCATGCCTGTTTATACCTCACAAGTTACAAATATTTGCATTTCCTCATCAATATCATCATCATCTAGCACATAATCAATTGAATATTGTTTTTTACCCCATTCAACCCTATGTTTTTGCGCTGAAATATTAGGAAAATTAAGCAAAGGGTATGAAATTTTATGAGTTGTTTTAGATACAACTGTATCAGCTTGCCTACCTGCCAATAATGAGCCAACACGCGATTCAATTCTTGCAAACATTTGCTTTACAGGTACATAAGCCTCATTTTTTTCACCGAGTTCATTTTCTTCACCCTCTTGCAATTCTAAAATGGTAATATATTTGTTATATCTGCCACAATCTACCATTTTTACCCCCTAAAAGCAATGGTTTTTAACATCTCTGTTATGCTATATGGATACTCATTTAATGTTTTTTCACCAATAGCATTACGATTATAATATCTGTATGCAACTAGCAAGCGCAATAAATCATACATTAAATAATCATTTTCACTAAATTCTTTACCTGTTTTTTCTTTAATAAATGCTTTACCCCATTCAATAAAATCATTTATTAAATCATTTTCGACTTCATGGTCTATTTTTAAATATAATTTTATCTTTTCTAACATTTTTAACCTCTATTATCATAAACAGGCGGGGCAAAAACCCCGCCTATCTACTTATCATTATAAGAGAGCAATAATGAGCATTTAATTAAGCACCTTTAATTTCTACGCCGACAAAAGCCTCTTGTCTAATTGGTTTACCATCTGCAAGCGCGCTAATTCTGTACACTTCTGAATTAGTGTAAAAACCTGCATCGCGTGATTTATCAATTGTTGGGTTAGATGCAAAATTAAATACATAGTTGTTAAAGTTACCATATACAATTTTGTTATCTGCCATACCATCATAAACAACAACAGGTTTACCATCTAACATATCACCCATACCATTAGCGGTATTTTGTACAAAAATTGGGTCGCCCATTTCATTTTTAATCTTTTTAATTAGGTTGCGTGTTGTTTTGTTCATAACAAATACCGCACCTTTTGAATATTCGCTATTTAATTTAGCATCAATATCACAAATAGCATCATAATTTAATTCAGTTACCTCAGTAAATGTAATGCCTTTTGCGATACCTGTTGGCTGGTTAGAGCCTGTACCCTCTAAAATAGCTTTATCAACTGCGCGATGCAATTTTCTAGTTAAAGAATTAATAATAAATGTTTCTAAAGCATCAATTGACATTTTTGCAACTTGTGCAGATACTGAAACAAATTTGCAAAGTTGATATGCTGATAAAACAACATTAGTAATTTTGCCTGTACTGTCTGTACCCTCTGTTGCCTCTGCTGTCCATGTTGCTTCACTATCAGTAGTTTCAACGCCAATACCTAAATTACCTGCAATTGAATAGTGTTGTACTAATGGATAAAGTACGCTATCTTGTTCCAACTTTTCAAAAATTTTATTTAATGTTTCAGTTGGGATTACTGCGCCTGCGGTTGAAGTTGTAAAAGTTAATGCTCTTTTTTCAACTTCTGTTAAATCTTCACCTTTTAAAGATTTAAAAAATGCGGAGCGGTATTCTTTGCTATCTGCACCAAAAGTTTCAACTTTTTCATCATCTTTACCAACAATTGTACGAGTTTCAACTTCATTTACAACAATTTTTTGTGCAATTTCTTGGCGCTCTTGGATACTTCTTTCTTCAATATCAAGTTTTTCTAATTCATCTTTAAGCGCTTGTAAATCAACATTACCATTACCGCTTAATTGTGTACGGATCTCAATTTTTCTTTCTCTGATTTCTGCTAATCTTTTTTTCATTTTGTGTTCCTTTCAAAATTCTACTTTTTACTATTACTAAAATCTATAAATAAGTTCTACATATCAGCTCATTGCGCAATTTCAAGTTATCCAACTCTTTACGCTCATTTTCAATATCCATTTCAAATAAGCTACGCGCGCTTACTGATGTATCACCATATGCGGGAATATCCACTACCGCAACATCATATAATTTTTCAATATCTAAAATTGTTCTAGTGTGTGTATCTTTGTTATAACTTTCTTCTTTTACAGTAAAAGCAAAAGAGCATTTATCCAATGCGCCGTTTTTAACCAACTCATACACATCCCTGCTTTTTGTAATATTAAATAATTCTGCTTTAAAATTTAAACCAACATTATCAACAGTTAATTGTAATGAGCCACCGCGCACGCGCGCCATCAACATACCACCATGATTATATTTAAGACAACAATCTGACATATCAGTATGTTTAAATGCATCTGCGCTAATTACTTCTTTATATTCAATATCACCCTCGCGCCAAATTACTGTTGGGCTATTAAATACAACGGCATACCCCTCTAAAATCATCTTGCCGTCATTCTCTGTTACTGATGCATTACGCACCTCAATCGCTCTTTGCTTGTAATTTTTATTTTTCATCATCTTCCCCCAATTGATATTTATTTGCTTTTTCTAAATCAACAAAATTTAAACTTAACAAATGGCGGTCGCCGTTTTCAATGTCTGGTAATTCCATAATTTTACGGCTTTCATTTATACTAAAAATACCTAATGGCATTAATGTTTCAATTGCTTTAACTTTAGTATCTAAACTTGCAAAGGTCATGCGCTCTGCTGATAATAGCACGCGCGCGCCTGCTTTAATTTGCGCAATTGTAAATAATTTACTTGTTATTTCTAGTGATATTTGTATTGCCAATGGCTCAATAACTGAATTATAAAATGCGTTATATTGTGCCTCGTCATAATCTGATGTAACAATATTTTCGCTAATATTGTAATATCTAAATAAATCATTACCAACGGCTTGCATCTGTTTATCATCAATTAAAATACTATCAAGTTTTAGTTGTTGAAATTCAAGCCTATTATCAATAATTGCAATACCGCTTGTATTAGAAATATCCATGTAATTATCAACAAATGCTTTACGCTTTTTTTCAAGTTCATCATCTTGTACTAGCGTTGTTGCTTTTAATAAACCCTGTAATTTATTTGATGAGCGTACGCCATTTACAATACTTTCAACAATAGAGTTATTTAATTGCAATGTTGCATCTAAAACATTTTTTTGTTGCGCACCTACTAATTCATCTTCATTAAAATGCCGTCTTAAATGTATTAACTCCTCATAAGGCGTAACAAATTCAAAATTATTACATCTAAAACGCCCATAAAAATGCCCGTCATACTCTAGCAACTCAAAGTTTTTATATGGTATTGGATATAAACCCTTTAATTTACCATTTTGCATATCACAATAAATAAAAGCATTATTGCTAGAATACAACATTGATACAGTTTTATATAAAAAATCAAATGTTGACATATAAGGGTTAGGGCGCGTACCAATTATATATTGTAAATCTGCATTTTCTTGAAATACATTATTTAACATATATTTCGGTTGCAACTTTGCGCAATTTTGTGCAATGGCGTGAATACAGGCACGCGCAAGCGCAATATCATATATTGTACTTGCACTATTTGTATAATATGGTACGCCATTTAATAAAAATGCGCTTTGTAAAGCATTGGCGGTTGATTTTTTAAAACCGCCAAAAATTTGCTTAAAAATATTTTTTCTAAAATCCAATTGCATTACGATATTCATCCTTATTATCTATATAAGCAACATACGCATCTAATATAGCCATTGCGCCATCAATACGGCGGGTTTGATGCACCGCTTTTATTGGTTGTATATTGCCGTTTACATCTGTTTTTACTGCTAAATTTGTTAAACACCATTTTGTTATTGGGTTGTTATTGTAAACTATTTTCTTGCCCTTAAAATCATTTGCTAACATTTTCAAAGGATTAGATAAAACTTTTGCATATTGTTTTACCTCATACATACATGGCGCGCCAAATTTTGTTTTCATATTGGTTACAATTTCATGCGCACACCATCTATCGTACCCGATAAAACTTGGGTATAATTTATACTTTAATGCTAATTCAATAAACCAATCCTCTACATCTTTGCGGTCGATTTTATTACCATTTGATAACCTCAATAAACCTTGATTATAATAAACATCATATGGTATATGGTCGTCCTTAACTCTTGTTTCAAGTAAATCATATGGTAGCCAATACATACTTTCAACAAATAGAGTATCGGGGCGGTCGGGTAATTCAAACAATGCGCACGCGCTTGTTAAATCTGTTGTTTCTGATAAGTCAAAACCGCCAATATAATATTTTGGTTGCAACTCTTCAATTTTAAATGTTTCTTCATTATTGATTTCATCAAAACTAAAGAACGCCTCCGCAACAGTTTCTTTTATATTGCAATCTTTTGTTAAAAAATTGGGTAATTTTCTATTATCATCTACAACTTTGCTATACGCATTTTGCATATAATCAAAACTTTTACTTACGCCCAAATTGGGATTAGCTTTGTACCACATCTGCGGGTTTGCCCATTCTTCCCGCTTATCTAGTTCATAAACTATCGGTAAAAAATTCTCATTATATGTATTACCATCTTTAATAGCCATTAAACAACGGCTTGCCATATCATATAAAATATCGAAAATACCCTCGCGCACATAACCCATTGTTGATAAACTTAAAACAATAGGCTCCTCGCGCGCACTTGTACTATCAATAATTACATCATATAAATTTTTATCTTTCCATGCGTGTACCTCATCCATACCCGCATAATGAGTATTTAAACCATCTAGCGTATTACTTTCACTTGATAAAGGTTTAAATGTACTTTCAAAATTATCACATTTTAATTCATTAGTACGGCATTTAATTATTGCTGACAAACAGGGGCTTTTTTTAACCATTCTTTGAGCCTCTTGCCATACAATTTTTGCTTGGTCGCGCTTGGTTGCAACTGCGTAACATTCTGCGCCCGCCTCGCCGTCTGCTATCATCATATAAATTGATATAGCTGATGCCAATAATGACTTGCCATTTTTTCTGCCAATTAGTAAAATTGCCTCATTAAAACGGCGCTTTTTAGTTGCTTTTTTAAGTACACCAAATAGAGCGCAAATAAATGCCTTTTGCCATAATTCTAAAATAACAGGTTTGCCACCCCATTTACCTTTTGAATGTTTACAAAATTTTTCTATAAATTTTAAAGCATGGTTTGCACGCTTTTCATCATAATAAAATTTACTCTTTGGGTTTTGGATCTCATCTGATAAATGTTTATAAATTATTTTAATTTTTTCACAAGTAATTATTTTACCTGTTTGTATTGCATTGTTGTATTCAATAATAGGATTAATACTTTTAACTTTAGCCATATTAACCCGCCCTATATACTACCCTTTACCTGTACTTAAAAATTCATTAAACTCTTTAAGCGCATCATCTTGCCTATCTTTAGGCAACAGGTCAATTAATTGCTTAATTATCAACGCATAATTTTTAATCATTAGGTTATGAACTTCAACCGATGCGCTTTTTTTCTTGCCCCATTGGTTTGCACCATTTTTATAATATTCAACCGAGCCAAATTTTAATATTTGCGCCTCTGTTTCTTTTAAAACAATAAATATTGTTGCGCAACTTTCAATTAATTGCTTTGATAAATCCATTATTTCTTTTGGGTAATCTCTAAAAATATTTTTTAAACGCTTAATTTCTAATGTTTTCATGCTCTTTTTTTGCTTTTCCGTATATATGGATAAGCTAGGCATTGTATCATCTTGCATTTCATCATCTTCAAACATAACTTGCTCCCTTATTAGTTTTTAACCATTTTGTTAATATTAACAAAATGCTATATACCACACCCCTCATGCGCGACCCCATATTTTTTACAAATCTGGGGGCTGCGGTCTTTTCGGGTTTTTGTTTTCAAAATCGATATGGGGGGTATGCTTGCCCCAAATACTTGCGCCACCTGCATTACAGAATTATACGAGCCAACCCGCCCCGCGTTGAACTCAACCCCGTACGCTTGCGCAAGCCGTAAAGCATTGCCCCGCTTGCTTTTTAATCTTTATCTATCTTTATTAATTCCCCCATTGAATTAAATTGTAAACCTGCAACAGTTGGTTTATATTTCTTTATATGCTCTGCATTATGGCAATCAATACAAACCAATTCTAAATTAGCAAAGTTTAATGTTATATCGGGATTATCAATATTTGTTTCATCTAAATGTATCTTATGATGCACTATTGTCCCGCGCGGTTGCCCGCATCTCTCACATATACCAAATTTACTTTGCTTATAAACTCTTTGCGTATCACGCCATTGTTTAGAATTATAAAAACTTTTAGCAAATAAACGCGCCATAACATCTCCATAAATTAAAGCGGGCATTACACCCGCCACCAATAGAAGTTTTAAGAGAATAGAAGAGAGAGCATTTTTTTAATAATTGTTTAGCCACATATGATATAAAAGCCTACAAAATAACTCTATATCTAGCCCACCAATTACATTTTTAATTTCTTTTAAAAAATTTTCTTCACCAACTGTACTATGTAAATACTCAATATGGCATTTATTGCAAATAGGTATTGTAAACCAATCGGGGTTTTTATTACCCAAACCCGACCCGCGCTTAATATGATGCGCTTGCCCACCCTTTGCACCACATCTAATACAAGTTAATTTTCTGATATGGTTTAAATAATACTCATTTCTTAATGGGTAATTAGCCTGCAAAACCTCATCAACAATATCACCATCTAAATTATTTACCCAACAATACCGCAAATCGGGCGGTAAAATAAAATCACTTAAAGCCTCTGATGTATCAATAAAATTAATCAAGTGATAAATAAAATTACTTGCCTCTTTTTTTGTCATTGTTGATAATGTTTTTACATAACTCTTTTGTACCCCATTGGGTAAATAAAATGTATCAACTATCCCAATCTCACTATATAACCATTCTTTTACCATTTCGGGCGTAAAGTCATAACCAATACGGCTAAAATAACAACATAATGCCTTTATTACGCCACCAAAAATAAACCCTAATTGCTTTTTAGTTTTTAAATCTTTTGTTTCTTCAAATTGCACGCGGTATATTTTGCCGTCCTGCATCTGATTAAATAAAGTGTTAAAAACATTTTTTGCATACGCTTTATTACTTATGGTGAAATTCATGCGCTAACCTTTAGCGGGCAATGTATTTTTGCACCTGCATTACCGCTTTCATCCATATACCTGCGTACTTGCGTTGTTGCATTAATTGCTTTGTAATATGTCCATGCAACTTTTGGCGCTGATGGTTTTACTGCAATTACTTCAAAAATAATTTCCCATTTATATTTTTCATAAAAAACAACGGCATCAACGCCCGTTTTTTTAATGCGTTTTATCTTGCCGTTAAAATCTGTTTTTTCTAAAACAACAACAAATTTTTTACATTTTGAGCAAACTGCGGTTTTTAAAAATGCCTCTTTAAAATTCTTACCCGCATTTAGTTTAAATACTTTTGCTTTTCTTGTGCCGTTACAACAATTTAATCGAAACATTTGCGCCCTCACTCTATAAAGTGAATATAGCCAAATGTAATAACGCACATAGTGGACTTTATAATATTCAGTTGTACCAAAAAGGCAATAGCCTCTTATATGTCATTACATAACCCGTACTTATCGGCTCTTACCCGCGTAACCCTCTTACCAATTATGGTAAACTTCGTTAGAGTTTGTACTACCTATGTAACCGCTAGATGGCGCAAGTCTTACGACCCCCATCGGCGTTTAAGCCTGTTATCTGTTCCCGTTACTCTCGCATTAACCGAGCGGGCTTTCAGTTTCAAAACTTAAACATCACACTTGCATTATATAAAAATTTTTTTCTTTTGCAATCACCCATTTTTTAACTATAAAGCATGGTTAAACCTGTAATGCACTATTCACGATATTTACATAAGAAAAAAATCTTTTAAAATGCCGTTAATAATTCTTAACAATTATAACCTTTACCCCTGTACGATTCACCATCAAAATACATAGCATGCCCGCACATATCGGATAACCTGTCTAAAATTGCTTTATATTCATCAATTGTTTTAAGTTTCTGTACTGTTTCATAATTACCCGTAATTGAAACAACTACATTATAATTCATTAGTGTATCAATTATCCTAAAAGCAAATTCAAGCCTTTTATCTGTATATTTTTCACGCCCTACATCATCTAAAACAATATAATCAAAACAAGTTAAAGTTTTAAATAAATTGCTTGTTTTTACATTATTGGTAATATCGCAACTTTCAATAAAGTAATCAAGTAATGCGCTAAATGTTGTTAGCATACAAATAACACCGCGTTTTTCAAGTTCATTACATATACATGCCTGCAATGTTGTTTTACCTGTACCCACATTACCTATCATAAAAATACCTGTTGAAGTTTTTTTATTAAACTCTTGCGCATACTTTTGGCAAAATTCCACATTTTTATTGCGATCACTCAAATTATCAAAAGTTTTAGTTTTAAATAATGGCGTAATTAAAGGGCAATTTAATGCATCTTTTAAAACATTGGCTTTTTTCTTTGCCTCTTCATAGCGTTTTTGCTCTTCTTTTCTTTTTTCTTCTGCAATGCGCTCTTGCTCTTCACATTCACATTGTGCAACCCATAGATGCCTTACAAAATCATTTAAACCAATTGTTTTTTGCTCATACGGGCGACCGCAAATTTTACACTTTCTTATATTCTCTTGCTCTGTCATCTTATGCCCCCTTACCAAATAACTTATTTAAACTAAAACTAGCATTTTTATTATTTTCTGCGGGCGCATCTTCTGTATTTTTATTTTTAAACTTTTGCGGGTTTTGTTTCATATATTTCCAATAAGCAAGTAAACGCTCGTAATGTAAATTAGGTAATTCAATAGTAAATCTTTTTTCATCACCTGTTTCAATTTTCTTACCAAAAGTTTCAATAATATTTTCTAGCGCTTTTTTATCTAGTATAAATGCCAATAATTTACCATATTGCGCATCCGTTAAACCAACATTGCAATATTCACCATAAAATTTATGGTCTGATGCCGTTATAGTAGTTATAGTATTATTATCTAACTCTATATCTTTATCTATATCTATATCTATTGCGCTACATTTTGTTACAGTAGCGTTTTCATCTGTTACAGTTGCGCTACTTGTAACGCTTTGTAGCGCTACTGTAACGCTACCTTTTTCTTTTTGTTCAAGTAATAATTTTTGTTTTTCTCTACTTCTTTGAGTTCTTAATCGTGTTTGCTCTCTGACTTTTGCCAACCCATCTATATTTTGATGTTTTTCCCAATTGGTTATTAAAATTTGATGCTCACTCGTTAGCTCAACCATACCCAAATTTTTAAATGTTTGCATTGCTAACCTTATTGTTGCAATTGGTTTATTAAAAACTGTTGCAAGTATTTCATCTGTATATGGGATATTTTCTTTTAAATATACTAGCCCGCCATCATTTGTTTTACCTGCCTTTGCTAATAACTTAAACCAAATTACAAGTAATGTATCACCATCGGGCATTTGCTCTATTAGCTTTATTGCCTCATCATCAAAAATATCAACCAATATTTTAATCCATTTTACTTCTGCCATTTTTCTACCTCTTATAACTTATAATTTTTATTCATTTTCCCGCGCCAAAATGCGCCGTATTAAATTTTTATGCGCACGAGGTATAAATATACCCCGCTTGCATAATTAAATTGATTTACCACTTAATTAACCCGTTTGTAACTGTATAACCTGCGAGGGTTAATTCTGCTTTTAATGGCTCACTTAATTGCCCTGTAAAAGTTGCACTATCACGCCCTTTTTCAATAGCTTTTTTAATTAGTTTTTCAATTTCTACTTTTTCTGCTTTAACTTTGTTTTGCTCTGTTTGCTCTCTTGCCTGTTTTGCACTAATCATTTCTTACCCCTTTTTATTACTACTTATAATTTCAATATCTGTTAATTTAACAAAATTTCTAAATGAAATATGTAAATCGCAATCAAGATTTTTATTTTGTTTTGATAATTGTTTTAATGCTTTATTTGCCTCTTTTTCTTTATCGTAATCATACAAACACCCATAATTGTCCGCCCCGCGCACTAAATGCTTTAAATCAATTATTGTATATATAAAAGTTCTTTTAGGGTTATATGGTTTTGTAGCAATAATAAAATCTTTATCGCATGCCTGTATTTTATATGCTCTTTTTTCACCCCAAAATTTAACTTTATCACCAACTTTATATTCAAGTTTTGAAAATTTTTCTTTAAATTCATTAAATAATTTTTTCTTTTCACAAGTTTTACAAGTTGCGCTATCATAAAAAGCGCATCTATAACACCAATATTCCTGCATATCTGTATTAATCATTTTTATACCTCTCTATAAATCATAAGTATTTTTTGCTATCTCAATTAATAATTCTCTTTCACTCATTTGCTCATATTGTGCAAATTTATTTTGGCGCGCCTGCGCTTGCATATCGTGAAATGTTTGTATTTCTTGCTCAATTGTTGGTTGCTCATCCCACCATTGCTTTAATTTTTCAAATAAATTTATCATGCCTGTACCTCTTCTTTAATTTCTTCAATATTTAATATTTTTAATATTTTTTTAACTAATTGCCCGCGCTCTGATAAATGTTTGCTTTCATTAATTAAATCTATGCGCCCTGCATCTTGGTATTGTATAGCCTCATTAATTATTTGCTTTATTGTACAGTTAGTACAATTCATGCATTTTTGAGTTGGCATTTTAAACGCATTGCATTTACCTAATAAATATGCGGGGCAATTTTTCACAATATATTTCATTATTTACCACCTAAAAACTCAATTATTGTTTCAACAATAAAATCTGCAACAGGTCTAAATAAAGCAAAAGCAAAAGCGCATAATAATAATTGTTTGTTTGATACATTTGCTAAATGCACTAAATATAAACTTGCTATTACTAATAGCATCAATAAAATAAATACAACTAACTTTTCCATTTTTTGCCCTCTATCTAAATTTTCTAATTACCACGCCTGCAACAACTAAACCAATTGCGCATAAATATAAAACTTTTTTCACTATTAATCCCCCTTATTTACCCTATCTTGTAACCTTATTAGCTTTGTTTCTGTAAATGTTGCAACCATATCAGAAATGCCCAAATGAAATTTTAATTGGTCTAGCATAATTTCAACATCTGCGATTTCTTCTGAAATATTTATTAAATTTTCTTTACCGCGTAAATACTTTGATAATTCTTTTGTTAATTCTGCGCACTCTTCCATTGCAACAACAATTTGTTTATTTTCGCCGTATTTTCTCCATGCCTGCGCGTACAATTTATATTTATTCATTACTTTTTATCCTCATCTTGATAAATTGCACAAATTACCGCCCATAACATTACAGGTACCCAAATTGGCACGAGGATTACCGCAAAAATTGCTTGTAAAAATTTTGGCATTTCTTCATATTTAAACATTTTTCACCCCTTTCTTATTGTTTAAATTTCTATAATCAATAATTGCTTTTTCAATTATTCTTTTAGCATTTGCATCACTAGCATTTGTAACAGTATCTAAAATGTAATCAATTAAAGTTTCAGCATTTATTAATTGCGTTGTTGTCTTTAAATTACTTTTTGCTAATTCTGCAATTACATGCGTTGTTAAACTTTTAAAATAAATATTTCTAAATGGTTGTAACTCTTTTTGTAAATCTCTATTTTGCGCAACAACTTTATCATATTGTTTTAATGCGGATTCTAATTTAGCTTTTAAACTATTATTTTCTTGCGCCAAATCGCCCGCTATTTGTTTTGTACTTCTATAACACATTACGCCACCGCCTTTTTAACATGCCTGCCATCTAAAATAACTATTGCTAAAGGGTTTTTATAAACACCCATACGCTCTTTAGTTTCGGGATGTAAAAAACAATAACCTTTACGCAAAAATTTAATATAAATATTTTCTTTTACCGCGTAACCCTCTTGTAAAAAACACTCTTGCCAATACTTTGTTTCGGGGCGTGCGGGTATAAGCATTACAGTAGTTTTACCATTTAAAAATTCATCATAGGCTTTTTTAACCCATTTATCACAAAATTTATATGGCGGGTTGCAAAAATTAAGACTATGCCAATTTTCAAATAAACCATCTTTTTCACCATCTATAAAATGATGTATTGCGGGTATATTTCTCTCTGTACAACATACATCACATTGAAACATATCGCCACTATACAAGCCTAATAAATTCAACTCTTGAAATATTACTTGTAATAACTCGGGCGGGGTTAAATAATCACTTCTATCTTGATTAAAATTATACTTTTGCATCATTGCCCCCTTTTGTTAAATTTTTTCTTGCACTAATTAACCAAACAAACCTATTAAAAGCCAATACAAAAGGCTTTACATTTGTATCATCTGCCCAACCTGCAAAACCTATAAAACCATCTCTATTAAAAGATATAGCCTCGCGCCCCTCAAAATAATGACTATCAACTTTTATAAATGCGCTTTCTAATTTACCTTTATATGTATTAAATTTAGGGTGATTTTTTTTATTAAAACTTATGCGCATTGTTGCTATGCCATGTATTTTAGGATCATCAACTTCTTTACTATATTTTTCTAATTCATCTGCAAGCGCATATTGTAAAAATAAAAAATCTTTATGCGTAATATCTGAATATTTTAAACCCTCACTTTTAAAATATTCTCTTGCATCTTCTCTACCATTGCCCGTTTGCATTTTTATACCTCTTTTTTAAACTTCTCTAATAATTCTTTTTTTGAATTAACAAACAATTTTTGATAAATATGTTTGTAATATGTTCTAACTGTATTTAATGTAATATTTAACTCTTGGATAATTTCTGATGTTTTGTAATTAGCAAGAATTAAATAAAATACTTGCAACTCTCTACGAGTTAGTTTTTCGCTTAAATCTTGCAACTTTACTACCTCTTTTTTTCTTTTCTATCACTTCTTTTTTCTTAAAATCTGCTATGGGTATAAATAATTGTTTTTCAAAACCCTGCGATTTAAATTGTTTAAAATCTTGATAACCTATTGCTTTGCGTACACTCATAGAATGTACAATTTTGCTTTTACCTGTATCTACAATAATTAATATATTGTCGCGGGCGGTTAGATGAGATAAAACATCCCAATTTAAACCCAATGATTGAGTTGTATGAAATTCATGCTCGCTTTGTTTTATATATTTGCGGTATGTTACAATATCTTTTTCCCAATCATATAAAAGCCTGCCAATTGTTCTAACTTCTTTTTCATCTGTTAGGCTATAATTTTTAAATAAAATTTCTGCAACAAACCCATCATATCTGCACCCAATAGAGTAACCGCCCTTATCACCTTTAACGGCTTGCATAATTTCATAAT